AGTTAGATTGTTAGTGTCAAATGTTCCTGCGTAATCAATGATTGAAATAAAATCTCCAATTGTTGCAGCAGTTGGAAGTGTCACTGTAAATGCTCCACCTGTTGTATTACAAAAATATCCATTCCCTGCAACAGCATTTGCTGGGTCTGCAGTAATAACCGCTTGCCATGCTGCTCCACCTGAAATAGTTGACCAAGATAAAACACCTGAACCATTTGTAACTAAAGCTTGATCTGCACTACCTGCAGTATCTGGTAAAGTTAAAGTTACGTTAGAAGCAACAGTTCCTGGAGCTTGAATCGCAATATAATTTGAACTATCTGAATCTGCTAATCTTAAATCACCTTGAGCACCAATTTGTACGTTTGATCCATCCCAAGTTAAATTTGCAGAACCACCAAAAGCAGTTCCACCTGAATTAAATTGTACTTGTGTATCTGAACCACCTGGAGGTGAAGCTAATGAAATTTCTTTAATATCAGGGTTGGTTACATCGTTAGCTGCAGCAAATAATAACTTATCTCCTTTATCACCTGTTGCAAATGTAGCTGTTGTTCCTGAACCTGATGCATATTTAAACTGAACTGTAAAAGAACCTACTGTTGAATTTCTTAAAAAATAAAAAGTTTCTACATCTAATGGAATAGTTACAATTTGATTTCCTGTAATAGTTCCTGTGAACTCAATCATTCTGTATTGAGCTGTTCCAGTTGTACTGCCATCAACGACAGTTAATGCAGTAGTTTGAGCACCACCTGCAATAGATACTTGTGAAAAGCCACCTGTAATTTGTTCGAACAGGCTTAAATTTGTATTTGTCTTAGTTCCCCATGTACCAGCGTTTTCGCCAGTTGCCATTAGTTCTATACCAAGAGGTGTATATGTTGATGCCATAAAATTTTTTCTCCTATGCTGCTACATCTGTATAGCTTGTATTTGAGCCATTTGCAACATTCGAATAGGAAGTATTCGAACCCGTTGAAACCCCACTATATGATGTATTTGAGCCTGTGTCAACATTCTGATAATGAATTATAAATGGAGGTGTCACCGAAGCTGTAATAGATAAGCCTGTTAAACCAACCACTTGATCTACTAGGTCAAGAGTACCTACTGCAGAACTGAAAGAAACTCCAGTTAGACCCATTACATCTGCTGGATCTATTGCACCAACAGAACTAGTAAACTGAATTCCAGTTACAGGTATAGCTACTGATCCTGTTCCAACTAATATACCTAAATTAGATTCTAATTCTAAACCAGATAATGTAACATCTTCATTTGGTACAATTACACTTCCAATATTAAAGCTTGCAGCAATACCTGTTAGTTCAACAACTGTAATTGTATCAACAGTAATAGTTCCTTGAGCTGAAGTAATTTCAAAACCAGTAACTGGTACATCTTCATTTGGTGCTACCGCTGTACCTTGAGATGATGTAATTTGTTGACCTGTTAAACCTAGTACTTGGTCTGCTGGATCCAATACACCTAATGCAGTTGCAATTTCTTGTCCTGTGATATCTGGAGTAACAGCAATTTCTGTTGTAATGGTTCCTTGTGCAGAAGTAATTTCTTCTCCTGTCAAAGAAGTTGTTACATCAATAACATTAGTAATTGAACCTGTAGAGAAAGTTGCAGCAATACCTGTTGGTTCTACTAAACCAGAAATTTCGAATGTAACTGCAGGATTAAATGTAGAATCAATTTGTAAACCAGTAAGAGTTACTGTTTCATCTGCAAGATTTCCCCATTCACCAGCACCCCAGGTTTTGGCACCCCAGCCTGTAGCTAAAGCATCGTCCTCTCCCCAGTAAGCTTGGCCCCAGGTAAGTCTACCCCATCCACTCATGGGTTACTCCTATGCTAGTCTTATGATTGCGTTACTTGCGTCTGCTGTTGGAAATTGAATTGTGAAAGTTCCGTTAGTTGCAGTTTTATCTGAACCAAAAGCAATTGCACAAACTGCAGGGTCTCCTGCTACAGTATCATTATAAATTAAACAACCGTTTGCAGTAAAAGAAGCTGATGTCCAAGAGATGTCATCAAAATCACAAAACGCAGTTGTTCCTGAAGTTGTTGGTGTAACACTTGTTAAGTCTTGACCACCTGCAACGTAAGCAGAGCCAGCGTCATTTGTAATTTCATTTGAAGCTGAATAAGCAGTTGTTGCTGCACCTAAAGTTGCAGAGCTTGTATACAATGCAAGTTTGAAAGTATCACCTGTAGTTGCTGTAAAGTCATGAGTACCAACTAAAATTTGTTGTTTAAAACTTGTACAAATTGCCGATGTTATTGCCATAATTTTTATCTCCTATTACGGTGACGGTGAAGGAATTGGAATACGAACAGTACCATCTGTGTAGTCGTCCCTTTTACGTCTACCAAGTTGCTCTGCAGCAAACTTTTGTACTTCCTGTGTATACTTATTTTCGTATAATGTCAACATATCCATTGGACCTTTTAAATATCCATATGCTTCCACTAAACATGCATATAGTAAGCCATTTGGAAAATATTGGCTTATATAAGTCGTTGCATTTGAGCTAGATAATCCATCAGGAATAGCCTCATAGTGAATTTTAAATACATAAGTATTATCAGGTGCAGGAGCCAAGAACAATCTTCCTGAAGTGGTGTCTGTTACCCCAGTTGCTCCACCAAACATAGCATAGTATTTTGGCATACCAGTTGATGTTTCTGCTGGTGAATATTCTTGTAAATAAGATTCATCTTTTTTTTCTAACCAAGTATTGCTTCCTGTAGAAACAGAAGTAGAATCATAAACTTGTACACCTTTTACAAATAAAGTTTTAGCTGGAACGTTTATAGTTGTTTGACCAGTAACTAAATTACCAATTGATTGTTTTTTGTATGCATCAATAGGTACATCTCTTAAAATTCTAAACTCTGCATTTTCAATAATTTCATCTGTAACAGTAGAAGTTAAAACATTGCTATCTACTTCGGTATAGTTTTGAATTGCAGTTGTTAATGTTGTATATGTAAATCCACTCATTATTTAACTGCCTCCTGACATTGTAAACAACGATGTTTATATTTAGCATGTTCATCACAATGTTGTGATGGTGTTACATATAAAGTTAAATGTTCATCTTCTTCAGGACAAGCACATTGTTTAATGTTAAATAATGAACAAATAAAATTTTTAATTTTTCTTATCATGGTGATATTGTTACAGGGCCCACGGAGCATCCGTAACCTCCTCCTTTTATATTTCCAATTGTAGCAGTATCTATATTAACTGTAAAATAGAAAAAGTTAGTAGCTAAATAATCAGTAGATGCATCTCTTACACCACTAATAAATTGACCTGTTCTAATAGTATAGCCAGATGGATTTGCAATATTTGCTCCTGTAATTCCATCAAAGTCGCTAGGGTTTGCATAATTACCACCTACTGTTGGTGCTCCTCTAAAAACATAAGTTGTTGAATCAGTTAAACCATGACCCGGAGAATAAACATTTATAATTCCTGATCCAGCTTGATAAGTTTCAAAACCGTTATCAGGTATACTAACTGTAGTTGCTGGTTCTGTTCTTGCAGGTCTAACATTTAATAATGCAACACCGTCTGCTGAAACAGGTTTAGGTTCAAGTTGTGGTTGTTTAGGCTCATACTCTGTGTAATGAACTAAAGAACCATTCCATTCTTTTACCATTTCTCTGTATGGAAATTGAGCACCTGATCTATCTGATATTGCTATTGCATGTTTACCTGTTGCAAATTTTGACATTAAACTCCTGGGTAATAAGCTTTAGGGGTAATGAAAGTGCTTGATGCAGATCCATCCGCTTGTAAAGCTCTCTGAAACTCATCTTCATAAACAAGTTTCATGGGTTGCATTAATTGTGGATTAAATTTCATAGCTAAATAATAAGATAGTCCTGCTACCATACAAGGTACAAATCTAAATGGTACATCAGTTGCATTTGTATAATCACCAACATCTTGAATTCTATTAATATAATACATATGCATATAATTTGCTGCAGTTGTAGAATCAGGAGTTGGGTAAATGTGTACTCTTACTTTATCAATAAATCTTTCAACCCAATATTGATTAGGAGTTCCTTGAGAAAGTTTATTTGAAAAACCAGCATAAGTAGATCGATCTACTTTTACCATTGGTGAATCAGATTGAGTTGTTGTATTATAATTTTGTCTTAATTGAGCTTCCAAAATATCTGACATTCCATAAATACCATTTGTTGGAGCTGTAGTGGCACTTGTACCATCGGAACTTGCTCTAAAAAAATCATATTCAGCTTGTCCTTGAACAAGATCAATATTTGTATCTGCTATTTCCCAATAATGAATACCCCTATTGCCCCATTCCTGAAGCATAATATTTAAAGATCGTCTAGCTAGTCTTAATTGATTACCAGAAACTCCTTGTACTCCAAGTCGTTCGTAAGCTTCTTCTATTATTTCATCAATAGAAAAATTTTTGTCGAACGTAGTTGTTCCAGAGGTAGTATTAGCCATTTATCCTCCTAAGCTGATAAATTAGGACCAGAATATTTATCTGTTAATAATGTATAAGCTGCAACATTAGT